AAGATATTTAAACATTATTACAATGCAAGTGTTCAAGGTGGTTTTGATGCAAGAACCAAAAAGGCTGCTTATTTAGAATTAAACAACACCCCTTTTAAAGAGGGTAAAATAAAGCTTAATAGAGTAGGTTTAAAAAACAATGTAGCACATACATATCATATAACATTTTTCGGAAATGTTGTCGATTTAAAAGATGTCTTAGGCGATGATCTTTTAAGTAGTTTAGCAACACTAAATGAATATTCACAAGTTTACGATTTTGCCAATGTAACAAATTACATACAAGGCTACGCACCAAACACTAATGATAATATTTGCGTGCCTTTGATTACCCATACCGATAGAATGATTTACAATGGTAATGCAAATGCGCATGAATATGGAAATGTTGCGGTACATAGCGGCACTAATATTAACGGCATTAATTGGTATCAATTCAAATACGCTTTAAGGTTACAAGCTATTATAACGGCCATAGAAGAAAAATACACTATTGCAAATGGGTATGCAACAGACATAGTTTTTTCAGATGATTTTTTTAATGATGCTACAAATCAAGAATTTGATGATTTGTTTATGTGGTTACATAGAAAAAAAGGTAATGTTGAAAGCACTAGCTTTGGTGAAGCTGAATGGACAACATACGAGGGTGCAAGCCCCGGCACGCCATTTGGCGATTATGGTGACATGCCAAGTTTATCAAGTTTTCAAAATGGCCAATTAACAATTGATAAAAATACGGGTGTTGATTTTTCTTTAAGGTCACCAAGGGTTTCATTGGTTTTAACCCCGATTGCAACAACCCCACCAATACCATACGATGTAAGGGTAACCGGTTCAAATGGATATAATGTTTTGGTAAATACCGCCGGTGGGCAGCAAACAATTATACCGGTACAAATACCTTGGGATACCGCCTTTGATAATGGTACATACGCAATTGAAATTAGAAGTGATGTATTAGTGCAATTTGCAGCCAATGGCATAAAATGGAAAGTAGAATATGAATTTCGTGATGATGATTTAATTGAATATACCGGGGGTATAATATATAATAATTCGGCAACATTTAGTACAAGCGCGGTTCGTGAATTTAACATTACCGAGCAAATACCTAAGATGAAAATTATAGATTTTTTATCAGGTCTTTTTAAGTTATTTAATTTAACGGCCTATGTTGACAATTTAGGGGTTTTGGTAGTTAGAACATTAGATAGTTATTACGCAGCAAACACAAAGGCACCCATAGTCATAGATGAATATATTGATGTGACAAAATCAGATGTTGAAGTTGCTTTGCCTTTTAAGGAAATAAATTTCGCATACAAAGGGCTTGGAACTTTACTAGCAAAACAATATGAGCAAATATTCAATTCTGGTTGGGGGTCAACTTCTTATACCTTAAACAATCAAACATACGATGCACCTACCGAAGATTACAATGTAATTGCACCATTTGAACACATGCAATTTGAAAGACTATATGACCTTGACACTTCGGCAAGTAATATTGGAAATACAACTATTCAATATGGTTTTTTTGTAGATGATAATTTTGAAAGCTATTATGGTGACCCTTTAATATTTTACCCCATTTTAAATAACGGTACCGCAATGAAAATTATTGATACCGAAGTTGCATCTGATATTGCGACACTTACAAATTACTTTATACCATCAAACACTTTAGCGTTACAATGCGGTACAAGTGAAACATCAATACATTTTCAAAATGAAATAAGCGAATATTTGGCACGTGAACCCGGCAACCCAAATTGCTTTATTGATAGTATTTTTGAAACAAAGTATAAAACTTATATACAAGACGTTTTCAGCAATAGGCGTAGATTGGTTAAGGTTTCAGCAATTTTGCCATTAAAAATATATTATGATCTTGAATTAAATAACCTTATAGAAATAAACCAAGAAACATATAAAATTAATTCATTAACTACCGATTTAACAACCGGGAAAACTGAATTTGAACTTTTAAACACATTGATATGATAAAAGATATTTTAGACTTATTGCAAATTGCCAATGGTGACACCGAAAACATAAGAATAGCCCAAGGAAAATATAAACTAGCCGAAACATTTAAAGAGGGTTACCAACAACTTAAAAAAGAATTAAAATGCCAGAAATAGCAGAATTTGAAATCATAGGAAAAACAGACCAAGCGGTTAAAAATGTTGGGAAGTTAAATGATGAAATAAAGAAAACCGAAAAAACCACTAAAAAGGCCAAAGATGAAATTTCTGGTATGGCACAAATCGGTGGCGAAGCCGTAAAGCAAATAGATAAAGCGACCGGAGGTCTTGCATCTAAATTGGTTGCCGTTGGTAAAGCTGCAAAGCTAAGTGGTAAAGCTATGAAGACCGCTTTGATATCAAGTGGTATTGGTTTGGCGGTGGTGGCCGTTGGTTTACTTGTTGAATATTGGGACGAAATAGGTGAAGCATTAGGGTTTATAAATAAAGATTTAGAAAATCAAGCTATTGAAATAAATAAATCAGTAGATGCAAGTAATGTAAAACTTGCTTCATTAAAAAACCAACAAACAATACTTGAATTACAAGGCAAAAGCACTATAAGAATTAAAAATGCAATAAAAGAAGAATTGCTTTATCAGGTACAAAAGAATGTTGAACTTTTAAAAAATCTACAAACACAATTAGAATTAGAAAAAAATAGTCGAAAGGAAGTAACATTTTTAGAAAAAGCAGCATTTTGGGTTGGCACAAGACTTGGAAGCACAACCGCCCTAGCCTTTGCAGCAAGAAATATAAAAGAAGAAAATGAAAAAGAATTAAAATTACAAGAAGACATAAACAAAGCAAACACCCAAGCTGAAAGCCTAAAAATTTCATTGTTACAAATGGACAAAAAGGCCAATGATGAAAAACAAAAAGCCGCCGATTTTGCCGCCGCTGCGGCCAAGAAATTAGCAGATGAAGCCGCCCTTGCTGAAGCAACCGCAATAGAAGAAATTGCAAAACTAGAAGATGAATATTTCCAATCAAAACTTGATAAACAAACACAAGAAGAAAATGCAGTATATGAAAAATATTATGCACTAATTGAAGCGGCAAAAGAATACGGTATAAGCACAACCGAATTAGAAGAAGCAAGGCAAAGTGAACTAGCTTTAATAAACAAAACATATACAGAAAAAGCCGAACAAGATGAAATAGATAGACTTGCTAGTATAAAGAAAATTCAAGATGACCATAAAGAATTAACCGACATTGAAAAACTTGAACAACAACAAACCGAAGCATTAGCCGAATTAACTTTATTAAAAGCAACAAAAGATGAAAAACTTGCAATAGAAAAATTTTATGAAGATGCAATACTAGATGTAAAAAAGAAAAATAAAGAAGAAGAAAAAGCACTAAGTGACGAACTTTTGAAGCAAGGTTTAAACGATGCACAAGCCACTTTTGATATGGTAGGTCAATTAGCCGGTAAAGACTCAAAGGTAGGTAAAGCAATGGCCATAGCAAGTGCAACTATAAGCGGTATACAAGGAACTATGAATGCTTTTGCAACGGCTAATAAGTCACCTATTACCGTTGCATTTCCGGCCTACCCATTTATTCAAGCCGGTCTTGCCGGTGCGGTTGCCTTAAAAAACATTGCAGCGATTAAATCAATAGACCCAAGCGGTAAAGGTAATACTGGAAGCGTGCCAACTTCAAGCGGTGGTGGTGGTGCGGCCATACCCCCGGCCTTTAATGTGGTTGGTCAAAGTGATACAAACCAATTAGCAGATGCAATAGGTGGACAAAGCCAAAGACCATCAAGAAGTTATGTTGTGAGCAATGACATTACCACAAGCCAAGAACTTGAACGCAATATAATCGAGGGGGCAAGTATTGGGTAAATGCAAAATTAAAAACTAAACACGTTATATATTTATGAAGATCATAGAACTTATTTTAGATGAAGAAGATTTTGAAGCCGGAATCGAAGCAATATCAATTGTGGAATCACCGGCCATCGAAAGTGACTTTGTGGCTTTGAAAAATCAAGAAATAAAACTTGCTGAAGTAGACAAAGAAAAACGTATACTTATGGGGGCTTTATTAATACCTGATAAGCCAATTTATAGAACCGGTGAAGATGGTGAATATTATATATTTTTTTCCAAAGAAACAATAAATAAAGCATCACAATTATTTCTTCAAAATGGGAACCAAAGTAATTCGACACTTGAACATGCGAAGCCCCTTGATGGGTTAACCTTAGTTGAAAGTTGGATTGTAGAAGATAAAGAAAAAGATAAAACCGCATTGTATGGCCTAGACGTACCGGTGGGTTCGTGGGTCGGCAGCGTTAAGGTGAATAACGAAAAAGTTTGGCAAGAATATATTTTAACTAAGAAATGCCGTGGCTTCAGTATTGAAGGATTTTTCGCCGATAAAATAGAGTCACCAAACGACAAAGAAAAAGAAAAAATGTCGGGACAATTATTAAACCAAATAAAAGATATATTAAATGAAAACTAACATTGAAAGGGTATACTCTAAACTACCACAAAAGAAACACAACTTTAAAAACCATAAAATTAAATTAAGTTTAGTAGACGAAATAAACGCAGCTATAAATTTAATAGAACCTTTAATGAAAGATGGCGAAGACTACAACGCTAAATTAAGAGACTTAGGCAAGCGAATAGAAGAAATAGCAGACGAAGCAAATACCGAAGTTTCTATGGCAAGTGCTTTTTTAGGTCTAGGGTACAATGCTACCGAACAAGTTGACGAAGTATTAGAAAATGTAAGAGTAAAAGCCGATGAAATAGGAGTAGATCCTAGCGTTATAGACGGATATACAAAACTAGAAGAATTAGCTAAAATAGATTTTTTTGCAATAAAAGGTATCGAAGATGCTTATTTTGAAGAAGTACACTATAACGCTGATAGATTAAAAACAATAGTAGATGCGCAGTGGTAAAAAACAAATCTTATACAGTATAAATAAAACCAAATATAAAATGAAAAGTAGATTAGATAGAGTATACGACAAACTGGCAACAAATAAAGTTGACCTTAAATCGCAAAAAGTAAACCTTAAAGCACATAAAGTAGCATTAGGATTGATTGACAATTTAGACTATGATATTGATACTATTGAAGACCAAAGCGGTTTATTGTCTTATTTAGCTTACGAATGGCACGATGAAAAATTTGAAGCATATCGCCAAGCTTGGATGGAACTAAACGATGAATACCAACACAATGGAAGCGCAGTATTTAGGTTTGATGATGTTTCAGGTGATATTGAAAAACTAAATGAAATTAAAGCAAAAGCCGAAGAACTAGGTTTAGAAGCAGATGATGTTTACCCATCATATGATAGACATATGGAAGCATTGGAATATATGCGTGAAAGTGATGAACAATACAAGAAAAATGAAATGGAATTTAGGGATTGGTCTTAATGAATAGAAACAATAAAAATAAAACCTTTATACCTAGCCATGCATCGCCTACCGGCGGTCAAAGGGGTTGTTTATGTTGGGACACCGCAACTTATTCAAGTAAGTGCTGCGATGGCTCTATGCAAGCCCAAGGCATAGGCGTAATTACAAGAACAGTTTAAAAACGCAAAAAAATAATTAATAATCGTTATATAAATAGTATGGAAAAAACAAAAATGTTAAATCAAATAAGAACGCTTCTAAAAATGGAAGTGAAGCTTGAAGAAATGAAATTGGAAAACGGCACAATCGTGACCGCCGAATCATTTGAAAAAGATAGTGAAATTTTCATTGTAAGTGATGAAGAAAAAATCGCAATGCCCGTAGGTGAATATTTACTCGAAGATGGGCGTTTATTAGTAGTTGAGTCTGAGGGCTTAATTGCAGATGTTCGTGAAGTATCTGATGAAGTACCGGCCAAAGAAGAAACTGAAGATCTTGAAGAAGTGGTAACTGAAGTACCTGAAGAAGTAGTAACTGAAATTGAAGCAATCATTGAAGCGGTTGTTGAAGTTATTGCACCAGTAATTGAAGAAGTAAAAGAAGAAATTGAAGAACTTAAAAAACTTTATTCTGATAACAAGAAAAAAGAAGAAATGAGTGCTTCAAGAAAACCATTAAGACATAACCCAGAAACCAAAACACAAAAACAACAAGTGCAATTTGGTAAAGGAAAATTTAACACAACACTAGATAGAGTAATAAACAAATTAAATCAATAAAAAATGAATAAAATGAATAAAAGAAACGTAGGTTTAAGCAAAAGAAATGTAAACCTAGCCACGGCTACGAATATCACGACTACCTATGCCGGACAATTTTCTGGTACGTATATTGCCGCAGCACTTTTGAGCGCAAGCACAATTGATGATGGCGGTTTAACAATTAAATCAAACATCAGCTTTAAGGAAGTTTTGAAAAAGTTATCTACCGATGCTTTAGTAAAAACCGCTACATGTGATTTTGACCCAACATCTACAATCACACTTACTGAGCGTATAATTGAGCCAAAAAATCTACAAGTTAACTTAAATTTGTGTTCAAATGATTTCCTATCGGACTGGGAATCGCAGCAAATGGGCTTTGGTCTTGCGACTACTTTACCACCTACATTTTCAGATTTTCTAATTGCTCATGTGGCGGCCGAGGTTGCCCAGTCAACTGAAGAAAATATCTGGCGAGGTGATACTGCGGCGGCATCTGTAAATTCTTTTGATGGTTTTGAAAAACTAATTGCTGCGGCGGTTGCGGCGGCTGAAATTCCGGCGGCACAAGCTATTGCCGGTGTTGCTTTAACATCTGTAAATATCATTGAAGAAATGAGCAAGGTAGTTGCGGCCATTCCTAATACACTATATGGTAAAGAAGACCTTTTTGTATATGTTTCTTCTAAAGCTGCGAAGCTTTATGTTCAAGCATTAGGTGGTTTCGCTACCGGTATGACAAACAACGGTGTAAATAATATGGGTACAACTTGGTTTAACAACGGCTCACTTATGATAAACGGCGTTAAAGTTTTTGTTTCACCGGGACTATCAGATGACAAAATGTATGCGGCGCAAAGGTCAAATTTATACTTCGGCTGCGGCTTGATGAATTCACAAAATGAAGTCAAGGTTTTAGACATGCGCGATTTGGACGGGTCATCTAATATTCGTATGGTAATGCGTTTTTCTGCGGCCGTACAATTTGGAACTAATGACATCGTTTCATACGCTTAAATTTAATAATTAATCAAAAACTAGGGTAGGTGGGTTTTGCCTACTTACCCTTTTTTTATATAAAACAAAAAAAATATGGCTTGTTCATTAACAACGGGTAGAAAACTACCTTGCAAAAGTGCCTTTGGTGGTATTAAAAAAGTACTATTTGCAGACTTTGGAACTATTGGAAGTATAACGGTAGACCCAACAACAAAAGAAGTAACTGCAATTACAGATGCGGCAACACCGCCAACTTGGTATGAGTATGACATCAAGGGTACATCATCATTAGACACGGCCGTGGTATCGAGTCGCGATAATGGTACGACATTTTACACCCAAACTTTAAACCTTACACTTACTTATTTAGATGCTTTAACACAAGCAGAACTTCAAACCGTAGCGGTGGCAAGACCATACGTTATAGTTGAAGATTACTATTCAAATCGCTTTTTATGTGGTTTAGAAAATGGTATGGAATTGGTGAGTGGCCAAATTCAGACTGGCGCAGCCGCCGGCGATTTATCAGGATTCACAATTGTGATGGAGGGAATGGAAGAAACGGCACCGTATTTCTTAGCATCTTCGGTAGTAATAACACCGGCCGCAGACCAAGTTGACCCTACGGCATAATTTATTATTTACTTATAATTAAAAGCATCCTTAATCGGGTGCTTTTTTTTTGTTTTTACAAATTAGTAATTTTTATACGTTATATAGGTGATGATTATATTTAGACCACAAGCCGGAAATAAATTTACATGCATACCCCGTGAATATGTGACAAACGCATATATGACTATTCGTGATGATAGCACAAATGTATCGGTAGATTATACCCTGATACCTAGGGTTGTTGGTGTTGGTAATATTGAAATTGTAAACGACACCTATAATGTATATAATGACACCTATTCAAATATGGCCGAGGGTCACTTTTACGATATGACCATTTATTCAGATGTAGGAAAAACAAATGTGATTTATCGCGATAGAGTATTTTGTACTGAACAAAAAATAGACATACAAGCAGACCCCAATTATTTTTATAAGATAAACAAAGATGTATACCAAGAATATGATGGTTTTAATAATGACTATATAGTATTATGAGAAAAAGAAATAACAAGGGTCAATTTGTAAAGCAAAACAAAAAGCAAGAAGCAAGTTTTTTACAATTAAGTACATATACTAGCCCTGAAGTAAAAGAAGTAAACGGCGAATCGTGGATTTCCTATGGGGCTGATAATGATTATTTCCAGTTTTTGATAGACCGTTTTAATGGAAGCCCTACAAATTCGGCTTGTATAAATGGTGTAAGCCAACAAATTTATGGTAAAGGTTTAAATGCTACCGATAGCAACCGAAGACCAAACGAATATGCCCAAATGGTATCTTTATTTAAAAAAGATATTGTAAGGAAATTATGCTACGATCTTAAACTTATGGGTCAATGTGCAATACAAGTTATCTACTCAAAAGATAGAAGTAAAATTGCCGAAATAGAACACATGCCTATCGAAACTTTACGCGCTGCAAAATGTGATGAAGATGGAAATATACCGGCATATTATTATTTTAATGATTGGGCAAATTTAACAAATTCAGACGAACCTTTAAGAATACCGGCTTGGGGTATGTCTAATGAAGATATTGAAATATTATACATTAAACCATACAAAAGTGGTTTTTACTACTATTCACCGGTAGATTATCAAGGAGGGCTTCAGTATGCCGAACTTGAAGAAGAAGTATCAAATTACCATTTATCGAATGTTATTAATGGCCTTGCACCCGGTCTTTTAATAAATTTCAATAATGGAATTCCGAACCAACAAGAACGCCAATTAATTGAAAGTAGAATTGCGGCTAAATTCCAAGGGTCTTCAAATAGTGGCCGTATGATTGTAGCTTTTAACGACAATAAAGAAAGCCAAGCCGAAATAACACCGGTGCAATTAAGTGATGCTCATAACCAGTATCAATTTTTATCGGAAGAATGCAGCACCAAAGTGATGTTAAGCCATAGAATTGTAAGCCCAAAATTACTAGGTATAAATAATGGTTCAGGTTTTGGAAATAATGCCGATGAAATTGAAGTTGCCAGTATTTTAATGGATAACACGATTATAAGGCCATTTCAGGAACTTTTAATAGATAACTTTGATAAGATACTAGCATACAACGATATTAGCTTAAACCTATACTTTACGACCTTACAACCCTTAGAATTTACTGAAGTAGACCAAACATTACAAGACAAAGAAACCATTGAAGAAGAAACCGGTGTTGAAATGTCAAAGGTTAATTTAAAACAAATTGATGGCAAAGAAGCTTATAAGACAATAGAAGAAGCAAAAGCAAAAGCAAAAGAGCAAGGGTGCGATGGTTACCACGAACATAAAGATGGTGATGATGTTTGGTATATGCCTTGTGAAACACATTCAGAATTTTTATCAGATGATTTAGGTGAACAAATATTAGACAATTTAAAAGGTGAAACAATATCTGATGAATATGAATTAGTTGACGAACTTGAAACAGACATAGACATAAGCGATGAAGATTGGGCAGCTTTATGTATTAAGGAAAAAAAGTCTTTATTTAAAAAATTTGCTGATGAAATAACATCAAAGCCAAGTGGGTTTAGTTATTTAGATAGTAAAAATTATAAGATTAGATACAAGTACGTTGTTGGGTCAACAAAGCAAATGAAAGACAATAATAAATCAAGGCCATTTTGTGAAAACATGATGCGATTATCTAAGTCTGGCATTGTATATAGATTAGAGGGTATCGATGCAGCTTCGCGCGATGGTGTAAACGAAAGCCTAGGACACAACGGGAAGCCCTATGACTTGTTTAAATTCAAAGGTGGGGTATATTGTCGCCATAAATGGGTTCGTGTCTTATATCGCCTTAAAAAGAATACCGAACCATCTGAAGATTTAAGTGACTATAAAAAAACAAGAAGCATACCGGATAGTTATATAAAATCACCAAGGGGAACAAAACAATCAGAAACGGCACCGGTCAACATGCCAAATCAAGGACATTATCCGGGCGTAAAATAACATATATGGCAACAGTACTTTTTTTAAATAGAACCGACCTAGTAAGGAATTCAATTATTGATGGAAATTTGGACACTTCAAAGCTTTTGCAGCATATCAAAATCGCGCAAGAAATTGATGTCCAAGAAATAATCGGAACCAAAATGTATGAGGGTTTAACCAATGCAATAATTGCCGGTATTGATCTTCCGGCCAATGCAAGATGGAAAACTATTCTTGACGACTATATTGTGAGCATGCTAATTTGGTTTGGGCAAGCGAATTTCTACCCATTCGCAGCTTATACGGTGGCCAATGGGGGTGTGTACAAACATCAAAGCGAGAATTCGCAAAGCGTTGACAAATCAGAAATAGATTTTTTAGTTGAAAAAGCAAGAACAAACGCCGAATGGTATTCAAGAAGATTTATTGACTTCATGAATTTTAATCAAGCTATTTACCCTGAATACACCCAGAATAAAAATGATGATTTATACCCAAGCTATGATAGTTTGTTTAATGGTTGGGTGCTTTAATTTATTAGTAATGATATACAAACCAAAGGCAAAGAACATTGAAAAATTAAAAGTGTTTTTAAAGAAAAAAAAGAAGAAGTAATGGCAAACGAAATGTATTATAAAAGTTGGTGGGGTCGTGGTGTTTGTGACAATACCGTTGGTTGGGGTATTATTTATAAAATTTATGCCGGGTGTAGTGCCGTGCCGGCTTTACTTTTAACCTTACAAGCAAGGGCAACATATTACGAGAATGTAACTTGTACAAATGAAACATTAACCGAATTAGAAAATATACAATAATGGCAAATAATCTTTTAGATAAAGCTTCGGTTGTACTCACACCAACCGCCTATAATAATGGTGAAGCACTATGTGTTAAACCAAGTGATGGAAGCGGTGATTTTGATTTTAGCAGAAATTCAGCAGCCACGAGAGTAAATGCTCAAGGTCTTGTAGAAAACGTACAGATACTATCGAGTAATTTGGTGCAAAATGGCAACTTTTCAGAGGAGGGTGTACAAGAAATTTCTAACGGCAGTTTTTCTCAAGAGGGTTCGGAATTAATTACCAACGGGGATTTTAGTAATGGCTCTACGGGGTGGGATTTAAGAGGTGTTACAACAGTGTATGATGATAAAGCAAATACTGTATCTACATCTTCTGAATATATACTACTCCAAAATTCAGTAACTACAATAGGTAAACAATATAAAATCACTTATGATTTAGTTGTTGATAGTGGTACATTTGTAACATATTATGATACAGTAAATCTTTCTTCAAGATACAGAACTACAAGTGGAACATATACTGAATATTTTGAAGCTGTTTCATTAAATATGGCTTTCAGAAGTGTTGGTAATTTCACTGGCTCAATAGACAACGTCAGTTGCGTTGAGGTCGGTCAAGATTGGACATTAGGTACTGGTATATCAATAGGGGATGATGAAGCTATCTTTACTTCTGTTGCAAGTGGTCTACAATTAGCACAATTAAGTTTGCTTGGTGTTAGTGGAAAAACTTATAAAGTATCCTATGAAATTAAATCAAGAACAGAGGGAGCGTTTAGTGCTTCAATAGGCACAACTATAAGTGCTAACCAAAATAGTGGTGTAGGTGTTTATACAGAATACTTAACTGCTACGGGTACTGGTGCTTTTTACATTAGAAGTAGAGGAACAACAAGTGGCTCTGTTACAAACATCTCGGTTAAAGAGGTGGGTATGGATTGGGTGTTTGGAACGGGTTGGTCTATTGGGGATGATGTAGCAATTGGAACATCTGCAACGGGTGTATTATACACAAACATTACAATAACATCATCTAATAAAGCAAGAATAAAAGCTGATGTTAATATAAGTGGGGGTGGCATACAATTAAGAGTAGGGGGTGTTTCTTTAGGTTACTTTTACGATAATATTGATTATGTTTTTACATCAAATGGAAATGGATTAGTTGAATTTGTTGGGCAATCATTTACGGGAACTATAACAAACATTTCAGTAATAGAAATAACAGACGATACTAACCTACCGAGAATAAACTACGAGAACTTCAGTTATCAAGATGCTTTAGGAAGTGAGGAAGTTGTAAATGGTGGGTTTGATGATGGAGGTGCTAATTGGGCTAATATAGGTAATCTTGCTGTGTTTGAAAATTCAAGTGTTATATTTGAAAATAATGCAAAAATATATCAAAATGTTGTAAGTGATTTAACTAAAACTTATAATATAGAAATAAAATTTAGTAGTATATCTGGCAATGGCATACAGCTTTTAGTTGGTAATGGAAATTCATTTGTCAGTTATTCTGTTTCTGATATTATTAATAATGGCAATAAAATTAATATATCAAAAGAAAGTTTTATAGGAAGTGGCTTATTATTTATCTACTCAATAAATAGCGACACAATAGCAACCATTACAAGCGTATCTGTAAAAGAGTATTTAGGGCAAGAAGTAGTACCTAATTCGGGGTGCGGAAGTTGGTTGTTTGAAAGTCAGTCTACCAACCTAATAACACAATCTGAATTATTTAGCGATGCAAGTTGGCAAAGGGTTGGAAGTATAACCACAACAGATAACTATACAACATCTCCAAGCGGTCAAAATAATGCTACAAGATTACAATGGACAAATGCGACAAATTATATATATCAATCTTTATCACACGTTGGTAGTAATTTTACTTTATCTATATATTTAAAAAGTAATACAGATGTTAGCCAAAATGTTAGATTATTTATGGATAACGGAGCGCAAGGTCAAGATGTGGTAGTTACAACACAATGGCAAAGATTTGAATTCACAAACACAACAACGCCAACACAATCATATAGAAATGTTGGTTTAATAAAATCAGGCGGTCAAGTAGGAGATTTGGATATTAGTATTTGGGGCGCTCAATTTGAGGCTTTAAGCTATCCTACAAGCCTAATTCCAACATCTGGCTCAACAGTTACTCGTAACCAAGACGTATGCACCAATGGCGGTAGTTTAGCAACAATAAATAGCACAGAGGGTGTTTTATATGCAGAGATAGCAGCTTTGGCTAATGATGGTACTTTAAGAATGATAGTTTTAAATGATGGAACGCAGAGCAATAGAGTAGGTTTACAATATTCAAGCACAAATAATTTAATTACTGCCGCTTATGATATTGGGGGTGCTGGACAAGCAAGTTTAAATTACACTTTAACTGATGCAAAATCTTTTAATAAAATAGCTTTTAAGTACAAGCAAAATGATTTTAGCTTATATGTAAATGGAATTGAGGTTGCAACAGATGTAAGTGGAAATGTTTTACCAGCAAACACCTTAAACAATTTTGAATTTGAATATGGAGATAATAGATTTTTCTTCTACGGCAAAACAAAAGCACTTGCAGTTTGGAAAGAGGCTTTAAGCGATAGCGAATTACAATCTTTAACAACAATATAATGAATATATACAAGACAAATTTTCCAACAGAGCAAGATGGCAAAGACTACCTTTTAAGTATTGGTGTTTTAGTTGAAACAGATGGAGAAATAGTATTTGCAAAAGATACGGCAGCGGTTGTTTATATCGGTAAGGTGGTTAAGATACCCGCTACTTATGATGCAGATGGAAATATAATTACTCCGGCAGTTTTTTATCCCGGCTATGCCATAGATGTAATGAACGCAAATCCAAACCTTGACTTTGGCTCTTTTATGGTATACCCAGTTGAAGCAGCACATAGTTTTTACGGTTACCCTAGAAATGCCGAAGTGCCAAAATAATTTGTATATTTGATTTAATCAAAAAACAATATTATGAAAAAATTATCAAAAAACGAATTAAAAAAATTTCAAGATCTTGAACAAAAAAAACTTGCAATATTGCATGACATAGGTTTGCTGCAAGCCCAAACCCATACTTTATCACACATGTACGCCGAAAATTCTTTAAAGCAAGAAAAATACAAAAAAGAAATTGAAGATAAATACGGCAAAATTAAAATAGATTTAAAAGATGGAAGCTACCAAAAAGACTAAAAACATAAGTGAACATATTTCATATCATGAAGCGACACATTCAAATCATGCAAAAAGAAATAATATAAAAAACGAACCTAATAAACAACAAGTAAAGAATATGGTTTTACTTGCTGAAAAAGTTTTTGAGCCATTACGCGAATGGGTAGGTAAACCAATAAAAATCAATAGCATGTTCAGGTCAAAAGAACTTAACCGAAGTCTTGGGGGTTCATTTACTAGCAGCCATTTAGATGGTAATGCTTTTGATATCACAAATATGGGTGGCAAAACAAATAAAGAAATATTTGATTGGGTTCGCGCTCATTTAGATTATGACCAAATTATTTGGGAGTATGGAAAACATGAGCCGCAATGGTTACACATATCTTATAACAAAGGTAAAAACAGAAAACAAGCTTTAATAACCAGAAAAAAAGGTTTATATCATTTTTATACTGAATAGAATATGGAACAAGATTACAAAACCCTTTTTATAAATTTAGGCACATTTATTTTTTCAATGACAAATATTGATGTAGTGTTAAAGGTCATCTTGTTGGTGGTCACAATTGGGTATACCTTAAATAAATGGTTTATTTTAAGAAAAAGAAATAAGTAATGAGTAACCCAAAACTTAAAAAAAATGGTGGTTCAGGAACTAGAGTCGGAAATTGGCTTCGCGAAATAGGGCGCTCTGATATTTTAGAAACCGCTATTGCTATGGCCGGTGATGTGGCCACCGGTGACTTCTTAGGGGTCGTTAAGACATTATTACATAAAGATAAAGGTATTAGCCCAGAGCAAGAAAAAGAAGCTAATAAGCTTATTGAATTAGATTTTGAAGATAGAGCCGGTGCAAGGGAAATGTACAAAACTGAAAACCAAATGGCCGATCAAATCGCCAATAGGGTAATTGTTTGGAACTTGTGGATTGTTTTTTTGGCTATTGTTATTGAAATTTTAGTTGTTATCTATATGCAAGATAAAACTTTAATAGCAATTATATCTTCGGCTATTGGTGGTTTAACAACCGCACTTTTACAAGAACGCCAACAAGTAATAAACTTCTTTTTTGGTTCTTCGATTGGTTCTAAAAACAAAGACAAGCAACTTAATAAAAACAGATAGTGTTTCTTGAATAGATTAAAACCCCAAAATCTATATATATTTTTTCTATTCTTATTTCTATGTATTTTTATATACATATTTAGATATATTTTTTTCTTGATTTATTTAACTATTTATTTCTATATTTGAAGTAATAAAAAAGTGTAAAGTTATTACATATATTTTTAAAAAACAAATAAAAGATGGAAAACACAAAATGTATTGAAGTTAGGAAAGATTATTATTTATTAATTATAGACGATAAATCGCTTGGTGAATTTGAAAAAAGCCAACTTAGGCATATAATTGAAGTCATAGACAATGCCATCTAAAAAACCAAAAAAATTATCAAGAAGTAAAATTGTAAAGAAACTAGATGCAATATTTAGCCAATACATTCGGTTAAAAGATGCTGATAATCTTGGAAATGTTTCTTGTTTTACTTGTGGTAAAGTAACCCATTGGTATGGTGATGGTATGCAATGCGGCCACTTCCAGTCAAGAAAAAATTATGCTACCCGGTGGGAAGATAAAAATTGCATGCCACAATGTGTTTCTTGTAATGTTTATAATTACGGCCAACAATTTATATTTAGTAAAAATTTAGATAAAAAATTTGGTGATGGTACCGCCGAAGAACTTTATGTAAAATCAAAAGAAGTTGTAAAGTTTTCAAATGATGAATTATTAGATAAAATAAATTACTATAAAGAATTGGTAGATAAAATGAAATAACATATATTTGTCACTTGTTCTGTTTAAGTTGAAGTCTTTATACATCTTCGGTATAAAGTAAATTAAGGGGGCTGCTTTTTTAAGTAGCCCTTTTTTTTGTTTATTGTATTTTTTTGTATACATTTGGGCATTATTAATCTTTAATAAGACTAAATGGAAAAAGAACCACCTTTATTTTTAAACAAAACCGAAGCCGCCGAACTTTTAAGATGTTCAGTAGGTACAATTAACAATTTAATTAAAGCCGAACAATTAACGCCTTATAGGTTTAACCGGCTAATTATTTTTGATAGGCAAGAAATAATCGATGCCGTAATGAAAAAAGACCTGAAAAACTAATTTAAAACAAAACAGAATGAAAACACAAAAACACGATTTAAAGCAAGAAATTAAACACCTTGAAAGTCAATTAAGATTTGCAGTTATTAACTTAGATGCTTTTACGCAACTATCTATAAATAAAAGATTAGATGTAGCAAAGTCAACTTTAATAAATATTCAGTAATGAAAAATAACTATTCAAAAGAAACCGCAAAGACTAAATTTGACGAATATACATATAGGATAGAAGCCTTGTGTAATAGAATTGAAGAACTTAAAGCACAAATAGAAGTATCACAAATATTTAAACAAGAAACAAAATGGAATTAAAAAATTTATCAAAACCCCTAGCGATAGAAGATATTGACTTTAGGGTGCAATCAATTAACAAAGGTGGGTACGCTACAATCTTAGCATACAAAGATGCAAGGGTTGACATCAAAAGACTAAATGAAGTTTGTGGTGTTCTAGGTTGGAAGCGTGAACATACCAGAGATAATAAAAATTGTATTGTTTCACTTTGGGACAATGAAAATAAACAATGGGTATCAAAAGAAGATACCGGCACCGAAAGTATGGCCGATAGTCAAAAAGGTTTGGCATCTGATAGTTTTAAACGCGCATGCTTTAATTTAGGTATTGGCATTGAATTATATGACTACCCGGTAATTCAAATAAAACTAGAGCAAAACGAATTTAAAATTGAGAGTCAAAGGGTTAAACAAACTTGGGACTTAAAACTTAAAGATTGGAAATGGCATAGTGAATTTGATGGCCATAAATTAAAGGGTATTGCTTGCAAAGATCATAAAGGAAAACTAAGGTTTAAGTGGGGTGATTTCACCGCAAAAAAATAAATATTAATCAATAAATATATATAAACAATGAGTGCAATTATTAATGCTAGTATAAGGGTAGATAAACTACCAAAGGAAAAATTCGTAAAAGGCCGCGATGGTGCCGTATTTTATAATTTTAGTATCGTTTTACAAGACGAAACAAGATATGGAAATAATGTCGCGATTGTAGATAGCCAGAGTAAAGAACAACGTGAAGCCAAAATGCAAAAAACATATTTGGGTAATGGTAAAGTCGTTTGGGTATCTGATGGTAAAATAGAAGTTGCCGAGCGTGAAGAAAAACCATCTTTTGAAAGTGCAATACCAAAATTAAAAGATGAAGACAATGGCTTGCCATTTTAATTAATAATAACTTTTAAAGGGTGTAGGTTTTTAACTTGCACCTTTTTTTTATACATTTAACGAATGACAGAAAAACAAACAGAAGAAAACATGCTAATGGAATTTATCGCAGATACTTGTTTCATTGACATTGAAAAAAAAATAGACTACCCACCTACGGCAATAAGCTATGGTGAAAAAGTAATACATTCTGATAAAGGTGATACAATAGTACCAATCGGAATTTGCACGTATGGCAATATCAGTACAATTACCGCGCCCCCAAAAACCCGTAAAAGCTTCTTTTGCAGCCTTTTAGCAAGCGCGTATTTAAGCGGTTCAAATATTTATGGTGGCCAGATAAAAGGGCATAGGGGTAATGGAAGTTTAATTCATATTGATACCGAGCAATCAAATTATCATGCAAGCCGGGTTTTCCAAAGGCCTTTACAAATGGACTCAAAAATTCCAAAAGACAAATACAATACTTTTGCATTGCGTACAATTAGCTATGTTGATAGATTAAAATTTCTTGAATACTATTTAAGGGAAAACATAAAAGAACCATCATTGGTCATCTTAGATGGTGTGGCCGATATGTGTAATGATGTTAACGATATAAAATCTTGCAATAGTTTAGTAAGTGCCTTAATGCGAATTTCACAACAAAATAATTGTCATATCATAAATGTAATTCACCAAAACTTTGGAAGCGCAAAACTTGGAACCGGCCACCTAGGTTCGGCACTTGAAAAAAAAAGTGAAACTACAATACTTTTAGAAGAAAATAATGTGAACAAAGGTTACACATCAGTTAAATGTGGTCGAAGTCGTGGGTATGCTTTTGACACATTCAGCTTTGAAGTAAATGAAAAAGGTTTGCCCACAATAGTTAATAATTTATATGACCCATTAAAATGATATGATACAAGAAACAATGAAGCTTATTGCAAAAAAACATAAAGACTGGGTGCAAATCTGTATGTCTTTTGGTTGCAAAAAAGAATTAGCCGAAGATCTAACACAAGAAATGTATATTAAAATAATGCTTTTAATAGAAAAAAAAGGCTTAGATATAATGTACAACGAAAAAGAAATAAACTACTATTATATTTTCAAAACGCTAAGAACATTGTTTTATGATTATAATCGAAAGGGTAAAAACATAAATCTGGTATCAATAGAAAACGTACAATTATCTATCAATGATGTAAACTACCAAGAACCTTATGATAAAGTACAAAAAGAATTATCACAAATGTTTTGGTATGACCGTAAAGTATTTGAAATAATAAATTCAGGTGATGAAAGTATCGCCGAATTTTCAAGAAAAAGTAAAATACAATACTATTCTTTATATAACACATATCAAAAGGTAAAGAAAAAACTAAAAAAATTATTATGATAGAGTATAATTTCCCTAAGTCATTTTGGAAAATAGCCGAAGAAATTGGTAATGCTAGGGCTATTCTTAATAAAGAAAAATATAAAAAGAAAACACACAATAGGGGTGTAAAGCAAAAACATGTCGATACAATTGGAGTGCTTGGCGAATTAATAGCATTAGACTATTTAACCAATAATGACATAGAATTTGAAATGGTTGACTTAGTTTCAAAAACACCAACACATGATGCTGATTTAAAAACAAGCAAAAGCAGAATTGATATAAAAACAACCGAACATTTTAACGGCGCACATATATTAGTAAATGAATTATCACATACAAAAGGTAAAACTAAAGTAGATTGTTATTGGTTTATTTATATAATAGATAAAATCACCGCCGAATTTTACACTTGCAGTTATGATGAAATAAGTGAATGGGGTTGCAAAATGTTTGGATATACAAAAGCATATTATAATAAACGCGAAAATTTAAAAACATGAAACTAGGCAATATGATACATTACATTACAAAGTATACCGGAATTAAATATTTAGTTAACCGATACAATGAACATTGGGGTACTAAATGTAATTGCAATAAAAGAAGAAAAAAGTTAAACAAAATAAAAATTCAAAGATGGTAAAATTTAGTAAAGAAGATTTTGAAATTTGGAGTGATTTCAGGTCAAACCCAAAAACAACTTTAAGCACAATAGAATATGAATTAATATGTAAGCTTCATAGTGAATACTATAAGCATCGCTTTTATAAACCATGTACATGTTCACCAAAGACAATTAAAGGTTGGATAAAAGACTTAAATATAATCTGGGACAATGGAAATTAAAACAATAAATGATTGGGAAAAAGCGGTTGTGTTTCTTCTTAACCTTGATGGTTGGGACTTACAACATTGCGGCACCGGAAATAAAACTTATGATGCTATCGGAAAAACCCCAAAGGGTAAAGATTGTGTTATTGAAATGAAATTTAGAAAAAAATACTATGAAGACAAAATGCTTGAAAGTGATAAATATGAAACACTTATGGCATTAGATAAAGACATAGTAAAGATTTTCTTTGTCAACGATCCTAAAGGCAATTTTATGTATTGGCTTGATACTTTAGAAATGCCCAAGCCGGTCAAAAAGTATTGCCCAGATACAAGCGTATACACAAAAAAAAGATTACACAAAGATGTATACTTGCTTAAAGAAAACCAAGCGGTTAGAATAAATATAAATATTTCACCTGATTAGGTTGTTAATAGTTTTGTAAATAACTATGATTTATGTATATTGCTTTTATATTAATCAAAAAAACAAATGGAAGTAAACGAAACGGCTTGGGAAAAACTGAAAAAACAAATTGAATATCATACTACCCAAGATAGTGAAATAACCGATGTTCAAATTAATTACCAAATAAAACCCGGTAAAAAGAATTATTTAAAACTTAATATAACAATAGACAAATGGGACACGATAACAGAATAAAAGAATTGGAAGAAAAAATTGTAAGGCTTGAAGAAGAATTGCAACATGCAAGAACACATACTTATGTAGGTGAAACAGAAACACTATATTGTAATGATGGTGAATTATATATATATTATGATAATGACGAAAAAACCCTTGTGATGGACATTGACCAACTTTACAAGGACTTACCATCAATTATAAGAATGGTAACCAAAGAACAAAAGAAGATGCAAGAAATGCACCTTGAAATGATTAAAGAAGCTTTATCATGATTTTATTAATAGATGCCGATAGTTTAATTTTTGCAAGTTGCTATCGTAAAAGGGAAAACCCAGATGATGACCTTTACTATAAAGACATAGAAGATGCAAGAAATAAATTCGACCAATCCTATATGAAAATAATTAATGACCTTGAAGACCAAATGCCAATCGACAAGGTTTTGACCTTTAGTGGTTCAAAGGGGAATTTCCGTAAACTTATAACACCAACATATAAGGCCAATAGAAAAAAACAAGAATTGCCACCACTATTAAATGAAATGCACCAGTATGTTAAAGATTACTATGATAGTATATGGGGGTATGGTATTGAAACTGATGATATTGTTGCTAGGTACTGGAAAGAAATTTCTGATGACATAGGCCGCAATGAAGTTATGATTTGCTCAATTGATAAAGACTACCGACAATTTCCGGCTTTGATTTATAATTATTATTACTCAAAAAAAGAAATACTTGATATTTCCGAAGATGAAGCAATGTATAATTTTTACGAACAAATGATAATTGGGGACACCGCCGATAATGTAAATATGTTTCGTGGGCGTGGCCGCGTATTTGCAAAGAAATATTTAAAAGATTGCGACACAAAATACCAATACACAAAAAAGATGTACGAATTATTTAAACAAAAATACAAAGGCAAGGCAAGGCAAAAATACGCTGAGTGCTATCACCTATTAAAATTAAGAACAAAATGAAAGATAAAATCGTTGAAGACCTGAAACGCGAATTTGATTTAAGAAGCTGCGTGGGCATAGACAAATATAAAACAACACTACAAGACAATAACAAAGACGATTTCTTGCAGCACCTTAAAGAAGAACTTATGGACGCCGCACTTTATATTCAAAAGCTACAAAGCAATGGAAAAAAACTTTAAACTATTAAAAACACCTGAAGAAGCATATAACCTTTTACTTGAAATAACATCAATAGATATATACAAAAAAACTAGGGTGCGCTTAATTGTTGAACATCGCGCATTCTTTTGTTATATACTAAGAACCAAATTTAAAATGACTTATGAGGGTATCGCAAAACACCTATCAAAATATTCGGAAATAAAATCATATAATCACGCAACCGCAATTAATGCTTGCAACCAATTTATTGTATACAAAAAAAGTGAAATTGAATACTATGATATTTTAGAGAGTCATTTTAATGTATCATCTAAATTTGAATATAGCCAATTATCAAAATTATTAGGCATACAAAAAAGTTTTATTGAATTAGAAAAAAAACATATTGAAGCATTAAACACAATAAAAGAACATAAAATAATAAGATTTGATGGGTATACAAAAAATGAACTTGAATACCGAAAACTAAATGAAGAAGAAAAACAAAAATACGATGAACGCGCCGAAATGGTTTTAAAAAGTTTTAATTGGAAAAAACCACAAAACGAATTTGAAATAATAACATGCGCATCATAAAATGAAGTTACTAGAATTATTTGCCGGGTCAAGAAGTATTGGTAAAGAAGCCGAGCAACAAGGCTATGAAGTTTTTTCAATAGACATAAACAACTTTAAAAATATTGACCTAGTAATTGATATTCTAAAATTAAAAAAAGATATGATACCATTTACACCTGATGTGATTTGGGCTTCACCGCCTTGCACATATTTTTCGGTGGCATCAATTGGGGTACATTGGTTCGAAGATCATAAACCCAAAACAAAAGAAGCATTGCTTGGAATGGAAATACTAAACAAAACTTTAAGCATATTTAAGTGGTACCCAAACGCAATATATTTTATGGAAAACCCAAGGGGTAAAATGCGTAAAAAAGTAAGTGGCATAGATAGAACAACAATAACATATTGTAGCTATGCAACTGATGAAACAGAAGTTGTAACAATGAAACCAACAGACATTTGGTCAAATCATATATACGATATGTTTAACCCTAATGGGTGGGTGCCAAGGCCAATGTGTTTTAATGGAAATAAGAAGTGCAATCACGAAGAAGCACCTAGAGGGTCAATAACTGGAGTACAAGGCTTAAAAGGCAACTATGAGCGTAGCAAGATACCAAAAGAACTTTGTAAGGAAATAATAAAAAGCACAATATGATTAAACCAGAATGGCAATTTATGCAAAACACTATGAGCAAGAAAAAACTAATACAAAAGTTACAACAACTATTTGACAAATTACCTAAAGGTGAAGAACGCAAAGCATTAAGAAAAAGACTTCTTAATTTGAAGCTGAATAAAAACTAAAAGTAATTACGTTATATAATTGAATAAACAAATTTATTTCAAATGGAAGATAAAAGAAAAAATAATGGGGGCAAAAGAGAGGGTGCCGGCAGACCAAAAAAAGCAGACGAACAAAAGCTTATTGAAAAACTAGATAATTTAATTGACAATGAAGAAGTCATTAGAAAACTAGGTGAGCAAATATTTAATGGTGATGGCCGGGCTATGTCTTTATATTTTGGTTACAGATATGGCAAGCCAAAAGAGAGCGTAGACATTTCATCTACTGATGGTTTTAATATTAATTTTAAAGATATTATCAAATTTAAGTGATAGAAGTTGACCCAAAGTATGAACCTATCCAAACATCAGATGCAAGGTATTATATTGTAACTGGTGGGCGTGGGTCTGGTAAATCGTATTCTATAAACCTATTATTGTTATTGCTAACTTATGAAGCCGGGCATACAATCCTATTCACAAGGTTCACTTTGACTTCGGCGCACATATCAATCATACCTGAATTTTTAGACAAAATTGACACGCTTAAACTGCAAGATCATTTCTACGTCACCAAAGATGAAATAAGAAATAAGCTATCAGGTAGCAAGATTATATTTCGTGGTATAAGGACTTCAAGCGGTGACCAGAGCGCGAATTTAAAAAGTTTAACAAATGTAAGTACTTGGGTAATGGAAGAAGCCGAAGAACTTAATGATGAAAACATCTTCGACAAAATCGATTTAAGTGTAAGGAACTTAAAACAAAAGAATAGGATAATACTTATTTTAAACCCAGTCACAAAAGAACATTGGATATATGACCGCTTTTTTCAAAGCAAGGGTGTAATGGGTGGCCTAAACGAAACAAAAGGAAATACCACCTATATACATACAACATACCTTGACAATCTTGAAAACCTATCGCAAAGCTATTTAGACCAAATTGAAAACATAAAGAAACGTAGGCCGGACAAATACAAACATCAAATGCTTGGGGGTTGGCTTGCAAAAGCCGAGGGGGTCATATTTGAAAACTGGTCAATAGGTGAATTTAAAAAAGTTGGTGTATCTGTTTGGGGTCAAGATTATGGTTTTGCAAATGACGAAAATACACTTGTTGAAACGAACATAGACACAACAAACAAAATAATCTATTTAAAAGAATGCTTTTACCTTAAAGGCCTAACTACTTCACAAATTGCCGAACTTAACCTTAAACACGCTAATGATGGCCTTGTGGTTGGTGATAGTGCCGAACCCAGACTTTTGCACGAACTTAAAGCCAAAGGGTGCAATATGGTAAAATCAATTAAAGGCCAAGGGTCAATAACCTATGGTATCGCATTATTACAAGACTATGATTTAATCATTGAAGAAAATAGCATAAACTTAATTAAGGAACTTAACAACTATTCTTGGTTGGAAAAAAAGTCAAAAACCCCACAAGATCTTCACAATCATTTGCTTGATGCGGTACGTTATAGTATATCATACCAACTACAAAACCCGAACAAAGGCAAGTACTATATTTCATAATTATACCTTATTGTTGTTTGTTAAGTTTAATTTACTTATATTGCGGTATATTAATTTAAAACAAACAGACATGCACGACCTTTTAAACTACATTAGTTGGGACTCACTATGTGATGATTTTGGCCTAAAGACTGGCGATATATCAATGACCCAAGAAATTACATTAAATCAAATTTTAAACCAATTTATAGAACAAAATGAAAAACACTAAATTCAATGCCAAGCAGATGGCCAAAGAAATAAACCAAGAAATACAAGACGTATTCACTTACTTAGACATTTTAAAAGATAGTGGCGTTACTAATATGTTTGGTGCAACACCTTACTTAGTTGACCAATTTGACTTAGACAAAAGAACGGCGGCCAATTATTTAATCTTGTATTTTCAAGCAAACAAAACAAACTAGGTTATGGAAGTATCAAATTGTTGTGGTTCCGAACCAAGTTATTTAAGTGATGAAATATGTGGTGAGTGTTTAGAACACGCTTGCTTTAACGAAATAGAAGAATAAGATGAAAAAATTAATAAACAAGTACCTTGTAAAAAAAAGCATTAGGCCTTATAAGTTAGTACCTTTAAGCACCGGTGTTATTGTTGAACATTACCGAAATGGTAAATTAAAAACCGAATATTATGGATTGGTATAGCCCACCTGAATACAAAGATTATGAATGTAGTGAATGCGGTGAAGAAATAGATAGCCCCGGCGTATGCTCTGGCGCATGTCATGAAGCAAGTATGATTTAGTTAAGTAAGTTAGTTTTGATTAAAAGGTGCATCAGAAATGGTGTGCCTTTTTTTATTATATTTACTTAGTATAAAAAACTAATTAAAATACGTTATATAAATATGAAGTTAAGTGTTAAGATACCAAGTGGTTTAAATGAAATCACTTTAAGGCAATACAAAGAATTTTTAAAAATTCAAGAAAATGCTGATAACGAAAAACATCTACAAGCAAAGATCATTGAAATCTTTTGCCAGATGGAACTTAAAGATGTAATGCTTTTAAAGGCATCAGATTGTGAAATAATAGTTGAAAAAATAACTAAGGTATTTGACCAAAAACCTGAATTGGTAACTAACTTTAAATTAGGTAAAACTGAATATGGTTTCATACCGCAACTAGATGAAATTAGTTTAGGCGAATATATAGACCTTGATACTTATATAGGTGATTGGGACAATATGGAAAAAGCAATGAATGTTTTATATAGGCCAGTAGTTTTGAGGGTGAAAGACAAATACACAATTAATGAATACAAAATTGGAAGTGATGATTTGCTATTGGATATGCCAATGAGTGCGGTTTTATCTTCAATTTTTTTTTTGTGGAATTTAGGGCTAGACTTGTCGAAAGCTATGATGAATTATTTGGACAAAAAGGAACACCAAGCCTTGATGCACAATCTAACTTCAATGCAAAATATGGGTGGTACCAATCAATTTTTGGACTCGCTCAGGGGGACATTAGACGATTTGAAGATATCACTAAACTAAACGTACATAAATGTTTTATGATGCTATCCTTTATGAAAGAAAAAGCTGAATTAGAATCAAAAAGAATTAAAAAGAATTTCAAATGAGCCAACAAGGTATAAGAGGGTATTATCAATTAACCCAAGTAATCAGGGAGCAATTATTTTCAAGCCCACATGTTAACACTGTTTCAATAGGTGACATTAGCAAAGTGAACTTAAACAAACAAGACATTTTTCCTTTGGCGCATATAATTGTAAATAGCGTTACCGTTGACGAACAAGTGCTTAATTTTAACATAAGCATTTTAGCATGTGACATTGTAGACCAAACCAAAGATGTAACCACCAATAGGTTTACCGGTATGGACAATGAGCAAGACATTTTAAATACGCAGCTATCTGTTTTAAACTTACTTACCCAAAGATTAAGAATGGGTCAATTGCATCAAGACATGTACCAATTAGATGGTAGCCCATCTTTAACCCCATTTCACGATAGATTTGAAAATGAACTTGCCGGTTGGTCTGCGACTATGAATATTAAAATTTACAATGATATATATATTTGCTAATGAAACTTATCAATTTAGAACAAGCTATAAGGGGTCTTGCTGATGATATTGTTGACCAAGCCAAAAAGAATTTGGTTGACAAAAGAAAAAGCAATGGTGATCTTTACAATACTTTACATGCTGAAATAGAACAAAAGACCAATGAATTTGTGGTTAAGTTTTACATGCAAGACTATGGAATTTTTGTGGATAAAGGGGTTAAGGGTAAAACATCTACATACCCAGAAACAAAAGCTTCATTATCGCAATTTCAATATGGAAGTGGCAACTATCCAAAGGGTGGTTTAACTGAGGGCATCGAAAGTTGGTTAAATAAAAAAAGGTTTCAATGGCGAACACCTGATGGCAAATTTATGTCTTATGAAAGTATGAGCCTTATAATTGCAAGAAGCATATATCACAAAGGTATAAAGGCAACCGAATTTTTTTCTAAGCCATTTGATAGGGTTTTAAAAGAAGTACCCCAAGAATTAATTGATGCCTTTACATTAGACATAGAATACGCATTAATAAACTTTAAAAAATAAAGTATGAATTGGAAATTAGGCATAGCGTTTCATTACCCACATAACAGATTTATGTTGGGTTGGGAGTACATCGCAAAAGACGAAAGGTATACATACACAACAATAAGGCTATATTTATTTATAGCGACTTTAACACTAGATTTTTAAGATGGCAAATATCGCATTAAGAAACCCACAATTTAAAAGCGTAACATTAGGTGTAAATGAAAATTCAGCTTCATGTAGAATAAAAATAAATAATAATACTAGATACCTTTTAACTAAAAATAGACCAAATACTGGGGGTTTTGTGGCCGGTATTATTACATTGAATTTTGACATAGCAGAATTAGCAAGGGACTATTTGGAAATAGAATACCAAACAAATTATGTACCCCAAACTATTGACATAGAAACCGACATTACAACTTACACTTTACAAGATGCCCAAGGAACCATTGTACAAACATTGGCAACTATTGAAGATGTAGGTTTTGAAGCCTATGGCACTTTTTTAGAAAATGTAAACCCGATTGTACCATTTCGATCGTTACCAACATATTTAATACCAGAGCAAAACCCAAGGCCATTATTGACACCAACATTTGAAATATTGGTACCTGAAAATGAAAGTGGCCGATTACCAAGTATTAATTCAAGTGGGGTATATGTTACTAATTATACATCAAGTGATACAAGTGTGACAAATTCTGATGGGGTTGTTTTTACAATAAAGCGCGCTAGTTGTTCAAAGTACGGTGATGGTTTAAAAATTATTTATATAAACAAATATGGCGCACAACAAGACTTGTGGTTTTTCTTAAAAAATTCAAAACAAATAGCAAGAACAAATGAGGGCTATAAATCAAATATAATATCATACCCATCAAATAGCGGTGCAACCTACAATAAAAAAGATGCTGCAAATAAAGTTTTTAATACACAAGCAAAACAAAGCCATTCTTTAAGTAGTGGATATTACCCCGAAGCTTCAAATCAATTATTCGAAGAACTTCTATTAAGTGAGTACGTTTGGCTAGAAGTGTTTTATAATGGTTTACAACAGATTGTACCGGTTAAGGTTAAAGATTCATCAGTAGCTTTTAAAACACAACTTAACGATAGGCTAATACAATACACTATGGAATTTGAAGAAGCCTTTGACTACATAAACAACATTAGATAATGCGTATACTACAATTATATATAGGTGGCCAAAGGGTAGATTTGTTCAAAGATGAAAGTGTATCACTTACACAAACAATCCAAAACGTAAAAGATATAGCAAAGGTATTTACAGAATTTACACAAACTTTTTCGGTACCGGCTAG